AGCAGAAGAACTTGAAATCAAGCCCAGTATCCTTAAGAAGGCAATTAGAGTAGCACATAAGTCACGTTTAGGTGAGACTAACAAAGAAAACGAAGAACTGAATACTATTTTGGAGACTGTTGGTAAAACTCTATAATGAGTTACGTTGACGCAATTCACGATAAAGATAAGGATAGGATATTTGTTGTAGAGCGACAGCCTGACGGCAAGCGCACATACAATGAATTTCCTGCCAACTATACTTTCTATTATACCGATCCCAAAGGTAAGTACCGCAGTATCTATGGAAATGCATTATCGCGTTTCAGTACACGTAAACGCAGTGAATTTGAAAAGGAAAAACGAATACATAGCAATAAGAAACTTTATGAATCTGATATAAACCCGATATTCAGATGCCTTAGTGAAAACTACTTGGGTAGTGAGCCTCCAAAACTCCATACAGTATTCTTTGACATTGAGGTAGACTTTGACCCGGAGAAGGGTTTTAGCCCCACTAGTGACCCGTTCAATGCAGTTACGGCTATCTCAATGTACTTAGATTGGCAAGACACACTTGTGACCTTAGCAGTTCATCCTAAGCACATGAGTGACGAGACGGCTCAAGATTTCGCTAAAGATTTGTCAAACACAATACTATTTCGTAATGAAGTAGAAATGTTTGAGACATTCTTTGAACTAATCAAAGACGCAGATATTCTTACTGGCTGGAACTCAGAAGGATACGATATACCTTATATGGTCAATCGTGTCACTAGAGTTATGAGTAAAGACGATACACGCAAATTTTGTTTGCTGGGCCAGACGCCTAAACCACGCGAGTATGAACGCTATGGTAAAACCGAAACTACTTATGATCTTGTTGGTCGTGTTCATATGGACTATCTACAGTTGTATAAAAAGTACAACTATGAAAGCCGCCACAGTTATAGTCTTGATGCAATTGGAGAAATGGAAGTTGGCGAACGTAAAACACAGTATGAAAGTACACTTGACCAACTCTATAATAAAGATTTCAAAAAATTTCTTGAATATAATCGTCAAGACACAATGTTGCTTGTAAAGATACACAACAAATTAAAGTTTCTTGATCTTGCCAATGCACTAGCACATGAAAATACTGTATTACTGCCAACTGTAATGGGTTCGGTTGCTATGATTGAAATGGCTGTTATGAATGAAGCGCATGAGCGAGGTCTCATGGTTCCTGACAAAAAGAAAAATATAAGCGATGGTGATATTACTGCCGCTGGCGCATATGTCGCTATACCAAAGAAAGGTATACATGAATGGGTAGGAGCAGTTGATATCAACAGTCTATATCCCAGTGCTATCCGCACACTTAATATGGCTCCTGAAACAATCGTTGGACAAGTGCGACAGTCATTAACCGAACAACATTTAAAGGAAAAGGCTCGGAAACTTGCTAGTGAAAAGGCACGATATAACGAAGATGATGAAGTAGAAATGAGTTCGTTATTGTGGGAAGGTATGTTTGGTACACTTGAATATGAAGCCATAATGAATCAAGAACGTGGTACTATGCTTACTATTGATTTTGAGAGTGGCGAAAGTATTGAAATGAGTGCTGCCGAAGTCTGGAAATTAATCTTTGATAGCAATAAGCCATATATTTTAAGTGCTAATGGTACGATCTTTCGTAGTGACAGTGAAGGTGTGATTCCTGGTTTATTATCACGATGGTATAGTGATCGTAAAGTGATGCAAAAGAAACTTAAAGAAAGTGCTACAAAGGCTGACGTAGAATATTGGGATAAGCGTCAGTTAGTGCGTAAGATTTTACTGAATAGTGCTTATGGCGCACTATTGAACGAACATTGCCGTTTCTATGATAAGCGTATAGGACAAAGTGTCACACTTAGTGGTCGTCAGATTGTCAAGCATATGAGTGCGCAAATCAATGAAGTTATTACTGGCAAATATGATTATTATGGCGATGCTATTGTATATGGTGATACTGATAGTTGTTATTTTAGTGCTTGGCCCTTACTACAAGAACAAGTAGTTCGTGGCGAAATGACTTGGAGTAAAGAACTCTGTGTGCAACTCTATGATAATATTAGTGAGCAAGCAAATGAAACCTTCCCTAGTTTTTGTGAACGTGCGTTTCATGTTCCACGCAAGATGTGTGTAATTAATGCTGGTCGTGAATTAATCGGTGATCGCACACTGTTCATAACCAAGAAGCGTTATGCTGTAAATATTTTTGATAAAGAAGGTAAGCGATTAGATAATGATGGAAAATTAGGTAAGATTAAGGCAATGGGTCTTGACTTGAAACGTGCTGATACTCCACGCTATGTACAAGACTTTTTATTTGAAGTGCTAGAAATGGTATTACATGGTAAAACGAGAGAAGATGTTATTGAGCGTATCAAACAATTTAAAATACAATTGGGCGACCAAGATAGTTGGACTAAGGGCAGTCCTAAATCAGTTAATAATTTAACTATGTATGGAGACCTTGAAGCAAATAGTAAAACTGGCAAAGCAAATATGCCTGGACATGTTCGTGCTGCATTGAATTGGAACTATTTACGTCGAGTAAATTCTGACAATTATAGTATGAAGATGGTTGATGGCATGAAAGTTATTGTATGCAAATTAAAACCAAATCCATTAAAATTTACTAGTGTTGCATATCCTGTAGATGAACTTAGACTTCCTAGATGGTTTACTGAACTTCCATTTGATGATAGTGCTATGGAAGCAACATTAGTTGATAAGAAAGTAGAAAATCTATTGGGAGTGCTAAAATGGGATCTTAAATCAAACACAGATACTAATAGTACTTTTGATGATTTATTTACATTTGGTTAATAAAAACTTGACTAGCGTAAAAAAATCCAATATTATACACTATAGGCTTTCCTAAATATTACAAGAGGCAAACATGAAAGACAATTTACAAGATTTAATCAAATATACACATGGACTGGGTGTTATAGACCTTATTAAAGTCATAGGCACAGATACAGATACAAAAATTTCAGCATTATCAGAAGATCGTACTGTAGTAGTAGAAGGAGTAATGCATCAACCAGTAGCAGAATTTATTGGTACTTTTGGTATGCCTAATTTAGGCAAACTACAAACTATTCTTGGCTTTGATGATTATGATGAACATGCTAAGATTACTGTAGATTCTGTTAAAAGAGAGGGTGCAGTCGCTCCTGCGTCAATACATTTTGAAACTAAGGCTGGTGATTTCGTCAACGATTATCGTTTGATGAGTAAGGCAATAGTTGAAGAAAAAGTACAGAATGTTAAGTTTAAAACTCCCAAGTGGGATATCGAATTTGAACCTACTATTGCTGGTATTCAACGATTAAAAAAGCAGAGTTTAGCCAATAATGAAGAACAGCATTTTGTTATGAAAACTGAGGGTAAGGATTTGAAAGTTTATTTTGGCGATCATAGTACACATAGTGGCAATTTTGTATTTCAACATGATGTCGGCGGTACATTACATCGTGGTTGGAAATGGCCAGTAAAGGTTTTCTTATCTATTATGGATCTTGCCGGCATTAAATCTGTGAAAATAAGTGATGCAGGGGCAAGTGAAATTACAGTAGACAGTGGCATCGCTGTATATCGTTATATTCTGCCCGGCTTAAGTAAGTGATTAAAATTACATCACACGTGCATCCAATAGTCTGGCAAATAGATAGAGGTTATCTACTACCAGCACAAAGCGGACAAGTTCGTTGGAACGGTAATACTAAAGAATTTGAAGTGTGTGATAATAATAGTGGTAATTGGTATCGCATCAATCCTGAAATCGAATTACGTAATGATGATGAATTGGTAGATGTTATTGAATGGGCTAAAAAGAAAATGATATATGAGCGCAAATTAGAAAAGCTTATAAGTGAATATCCGGCTGTTAAAGATGCTAAAGAAAAATTTGATATAATTTGTAAATTAGTACAAGAAAGAATAGATCCCTAATGTTTATATCTGATACTAACAACTATGGACACTATATTAGTAGTCCGTCTAGTAATATTGGATACATTCCTATACCGAAAAATGCTAGTTCTTTTATGCGTGAGATATTAGCAAAAAATTTAAATTGGGTAAAAGAATATGACTATAAATCTCATCCTAGAAGTCAGTATTATATAATATTACGTGATCCATTTGAAAGATGGCTGGCAGGGGTAGCACAATATATTACAAACCATGATTATTTAAACTATACAAATGATAAAATATTACAATTCATTTGTAATCACATACAATTTGATCAGCATACAGAATTACAAATTAATTTTCTTAGAGGCTTGCATACAAACGATATGGTTTTCTTCCCATTTAATAAAAACTTATCAATGTTATTAAAACTTCATATTATGAAAAATGAAGGTATAAGCAACTATATTGACGTTAATAATATTAATATATCTAATAATGATCCTGCTAAATTTAAATTAAAGACAGCATTACGAGAATACTTAAATAAAAATCCAAAATATTTACAACCAATAAAAGATTATTATAGTGAAGATTATAAACTAATTTGTGATATAGGTATGGGGGCTGCATCTACACAATCACAATTACGAGCAATTAAAATATGACAAAGATTTAAAATTGGGAAGAACTTTACTAATGGATAAAATAAATCTTTCCGATAAACAAAATAAAGACTGGGCATTATTTTTGCCAGCAGTTAGTTCGTTCTTTATCAGTGGCCTTGGCAAACAGCGTGAGGGTGAGAATTACTTTCCTGTTGAACGTATCCCTGCTGGCTTCAATGGTGATGTTGAATGTCTAAACTTTTTAAATAGCAAACAGGGCTTATACACATATCAATGGGGATTGTATAGTGCAGGACACGCTAATCTAGATACTACTGTAGATGATCATAGTGAAAGTATCATTCGCAAACGCGAGAAGGGTACGTTCATGCTAGGTGACTCAGGTGGATTCCAGATTCTAAAGTGTCAGTGGCCAGCAGACTGGAAAGATCCTAATTGCCCACGTGCTATGGAAAAGCGTCAGCAAGTTCTCAAGTGGATGGATACATATATGGACTATGGTATGTGTCTTGATATTCCTTCTCAATCTATAACTACATATGATATTGAAGATCCTAAAACTTGTAAGAAGGATCCTAAAACTAAGAAACCTATCAAAGGTACAGGTAAATCTGCTCATGGAATCAAAACTATTGAGGATGCTATTGCTGCCACACATATCAACAACGAATACTTTATCAAAAATAGAAATGGTAACTGTAAGTTCTTGAATGTCATGCAGGGCAGAAATCACAAGCAAAGTGATGACTGGTATAGTGAGATGAAAAAGTATTGTGACCCAAACATCTATCCAGATAATCATTTCAATGGCTGGGCATTTGGTGGTCAGAATAAAATTGATATTGAACTAATGCTAAAACGCCTTGTACATATCATACATGACGGATTATTAATTCCAGGTAAACATGATTTATTACACTGTCTTGGTACAAGCATTATGGAATACGCTGTATTGTTTACTGATATTCAAAAAGCAATACGCAAATATCACAATCCAAACTTTATGATTACATTTGATTGTGCTAGTCCATTCTATGGTGCAGCAAAGGGTCTAGCATATTTTAATACTAATATTGAACACAATAAAAAGTGGTCATATAGCATGGAAAAAACTGCTGAAAATAAAAACTATGCCAACGATACACGCAAGTTTAGTGATGCAGTTTTGGCTGAAGGTATACATGATGTGTTCATGGATAGTCCAATTACAGACCGTATGACACTAAAGGACCTTTGTTATCGTGGTCAAGGATTTATCAATAATCAGGGAAAAGAAACCAAAACAAGTTGGGATACTTTGAGTTACACATTACTCCAAGCACATAATGTTTATCAACATATTACTGCGGTACAAGAAGCCAATCGTCAATATGAAAAAGGCATTATTCCTAAAATGGTAATTAATTCAAGTACTAGTGACTTTACAACATTTGGTACTATTGTTGATATGATATTTAGCCAGAAAGATTGTCAAAATAGTTTAGATTTAATAGAATATTATAGTAGATATTGGATGCAAATGCAAAGTGGTAGTCAAGGCATAAGTGGTAAACGTACAATAAATGCTATGACAATGTTTGATCAATTATTTGAAGTTGAGGTAAAAAAAGACGAGGAAATTGAAGAAACAATTCAAGATAGTGACGAAGCTATAAATGAAGTTTTGGAGAATTAATATGGCCTATACACAACAAATTAGAATTTTAGAAGAAAAGTTAAAGCAACTTTCAAGTAGTCCTTATAAAAAGGATTCTAATAATAAGACATTACAAATTCAACAAGATATTAAAAAACTTAAGCGTCTTGAATGGGAAGAAAATTACGAGCGTATAGAATTAGAGGAAGACCGATGAACGAAAGTACCGATAATTATCTGCTAGCACAGCGAGAAAAACGGCAGCGTATTCGTGATGGTGCTAAGAGTTTTATATGGGTTACATTTCAACGTGAAGGAATTCATAAGTTCCCAGCGGCTGCTACGGAACCTAATCTTGCAGATGTTGCCTTTTTAGCAAATGAACACAGACATATTTTTCATTTCAATATTAGTATTGAAGTATTTCACAACAATAGGGATATTGAGTTTATTCAGTTTAAGCGTTGGTTAGAAAGTCTATATCAAGGCAAACTTGAATTAAACTACAAGAGTTGTGAGATGATTAGTGATGACCTCTATGAAGTTATTGCTAGTCGTTACCCAGGCCGTGACATTGAGATTACTGTCAGCGAAGATGGTGAGAACGGTGCCACGATACGTTATAACACTACAAAACCAAATCTTAATGTAGTAATTTAAGGAGATGAATATATGTCAAGAATTAATAAATCAAATGTAGTTAATAAAATTTTCGATGACCTAGAAGGTTATCGTAATTTTTGTCGTTCATACGGCTATAAGTTTGATGAAGCCGATCTTTATAAGGATCGTGTGTTTTCTTATAGACAATATAGCAAGTTCTTGCAAGGCAAAGAGCCAAAGGACATGTGGGAAGTCGATGGTAAACAGGCAGAACTGTAAAATAGTATTGTTTGAGGCAGTATGAGAAAATTATATTACATGGGACTTGAGCCTTATAAGGCACGTTATACTTTACAATTACAGGATTGGAATGAAATAGTTTTCAAAACACGCGGTATTGATTATAGTATTGTACCAGGTACTACGCTAGCCAGTGACCAAGCAATTGTTACTGGTCAAGTACTAGACGCACATGGACGCACATATTATAGTCTTACACAAATGGCCAATCTTGTAAAACTAATGAAGCAAGGTGAAATTACTAGCGAAGATATTATTTACTTTGAGGATATGTATACTAGTGGCATAGATAGTTTAGAGTATATACGTAAACAAGTACCAAAAGAATATAGACCTAAAATATTTGTTCGCTGCCTAGCACAAACTATTGATCCAGACGATTTCCTACATGTTTGGGATATGCAGGGTTTCATGCGAAAGTATGAAGAAATGGTAAATGAAATCGCTGATGGTGTGTTAGCGAGTAATGAAGAAATGGTCATGCATATGAAGGTCGCAGGCTGGAAGGCTCCTATCTATAATATTAGTGGCTTAGCATTTGGTAAAAATGAAGTTCAAGGTCGTGTGCCGTTTATTAAAGAATTTGAAAATCGTAGTATGCGTGTAGTCTTTGCAGCACGTTGGGATCAAGAAAAGCAGCCTGATTTTTATATGGATTTAATCGATGCATATCACGAAAGATATGACAATAAAATTGAATTTGCATTACTAAGTGGCGCAAAGTTACGTACTAATAATAATTCATATATGGAACGCACATGTCGTATGCAGGATCAAGGCAAACTTAAAATTTATAGTGACCTTGACAAAAACACATATTATGAGTTGTTAAATGATAGCCGTGTATTGTTTAACTGTGCGTTACAAGATTGGGTTAGCAATACTGTTAGTGAAGCAGATAGTTTAGGATGTAATGTATTGTATCCGGCATATCGTAGTTTCCCAGAAACATTTGCTAATGATCATACACGATTGTATGTTCCTTGGTCTATTGAAGATGCACTTAACAAATTATATGGACTACTATCGGCGCCACATCCTAAGATGGGTAAAATTAGTGACTGGACTGATAAGACGATAGATAGAATATGCGATATCCTTGAAGGCAAGGGTGAAGAGTGGTTACGTATGGATACTGATTATCGTAAACATACTAAAGAAGCAAAATATTAAAAGGACTTATTTATGAAAAAATTACTTATAACTTTGATGATGTTATTTTCTACAAACGCTATGGCCTGGGAAGCAACAGTACAATTAACTAATAATACTAGTTACAATATTGATATGAGTGGTACTGGTGCTGGGGGCCCTGCTACAGTTAAGCCTGGCGAAACATTTATTTGGAATAGTTCAGATACTAATAATGCTAAGGCATTGCGTTTTTGGCAACAGCCAAATGTATGGTTTATGCAGGGTAATGTTAGTTATGGTCCACTAGCAGGTGTTTATGTTGATCGTGGCTGGATGGATCCTATAGCACAAACTATAAAAATGACAGCAACGGCATTGGGCAAAAGTTTTGTTCAAACAACCAATGGTGGGGAAACACTACTGGCTTGGAATGAATTTGAAGATGGTGGTAAGATTTTTTTGACATTTGATACAATAGGAGAAAACAAATGAGCGCACATGATGACATTTTGGCTAGACTAGCCGACTATCAGGTTGAACATGAGAAGTTTGAAAGGGGAAATAGTGCAGCAGGTACACGCGCACGTAAGGCACTGGGCGAACTAAATAAGGCTGTCAAGGCACGCCGTAATGAGATTAGCGCAACTAAGGCTGCACGGAAAGAAGCAAAGGGTAAATAATGTCTGCTTTAGTGCGTATGACAAGTGAACTAATTTGGCATTTCACTTGTGATAGTTGCAAAAATTGGTGGAGTATAAGTAGTATGGACGGTTGGACACCCAAACGTTTGTATTGCCCACACTGTGGTCATAAACATACATATGAGAATTGAAGAAGATATTAAATTAGATTTCAAGGATGTATTATTCAGACCTAAACGTAGTACATTATCAAGTCGTAAAGAAGTAGAATTAGAACGTAAGTATACCTTTAAGCATAGTGGTAAGGTTTACACTGGCATTCCTATTATGGCTGCTAACATGGACGGCGTTGGTACTTTTAGCATGGCAGAAGAAATCAGTCGCTATAAACTTTTTACATGTTTGATAAAAAGTTATAGTCTTGAAACTTTTGCCGATAGTATATATAAGATAGGCACAGACTATTTTGCTGTAAGTACAGGTACAGGCGAGAAAGATTTAGATAGATTAAATCAAATCCTTAATGTCTACCCTGAAATTCAATATATTTGTATTGATATTGCCAATGGCTACAGTGAACATTTTGGTACGTTCGTAAGTAAGGTTCGTGACAAATATCCAACTAAAACTATTATTGCTGGTAATGTTGTTACAGCAGATATGACACAGGAGTTATTATTGCGTGGAGCCGATATCATTAAAGTGGGTATTGGTCCCGGTAGTGTTTGTACTACCCGCATTCAGACTGGCGTTGGTTACCCTCAGTTATCCGCGATTATCGAATGTGCTGATGCTGCTCACGGTCTTGGGGGACACATTATTGCTGATGGCGGTTGTACTTGTCCTGGTGATGTGGCTAAAGCCTTTGGGGCTGGCGCTGATTTTGTAATGTTGGGCGGTATGCTTGCTGGACATGATGAAGGTGGCGGCAATATTGAAAATGGATATGTAACATTCTATGGTATGAGTAGCGATACTGCTATGAATAAACACAATGGCGGTATCGCTGAGTATCGTAGCAGCGAGGGTCGTACTGTTAATGTGCCTTATAGAGGAAAGGTTTGTAAAACCGTACTAGATATATTAGGAGGCTTACGTAGTACTTGTACATATGTGGGAGCAGATAGCCTAAAGAACTTGAGCAAATGTACAACTTTTGTTAGAGTAACACAACAATTTAATGGAGTGTTTGCATATGGCAAATCCTAAAATTTTACTTACTTTTGGTTCTGATAGTTCAATACCAAATGACTTTAATAAAACCTGGGTCAATTACTTGAGTGAACAAATACCTTTCGAACAGGTACATCATTTTGCGGAACCAAATGTCGGTAACGATCAAATCTCTAGAAAAATTATTTTAAAAGTATCAGAATTTTGTAAAACATATGAGCGTGATGAGTTATTAGTAGGAATAATGTGGGAAAATATGGCGAGAATACCTGCATATTCAGATGACAGGGTAATGTCTACTATCGTAAATTTAGAGCATTATCTCAGAACCGAATGGTTTTTTGAAAAAGCAGGCATCAAATATTTTATGACTAGAAGTGATATAACTGCTAGCACAAGCGAAAAAGACAATATCCTAAATGACCCATATGTACATTTGTATCATTATGGATTAGATTATCTTTATTGGATACCTACTAATAGTATATCTTATTGGTGTTTACAAAAAAGAATATCTGATATCAATAATCCAAAAAACATCTGTACCAAATGTCATTTAGAATTTACAAAGTTTATACTTGAGTATTTAAATTTTCAAGGCATACTAACGAATGAATAAATACATATGCTACACAACGGTAGCGAGTTTGATACAATTTATCCGTGTAAGGAAGGAGAAACAAAATGTCATACAACAAGACGAAAACCGATGCTGAACTCGGTCAAAGAGTTCACGAATATCTAGTAAAGGTCGGTGTAGAAACCCCAACAGTAGATAATAATCTTGATCGTAAAGATAAGATTGAAATCATAGAAAATAATTTCGCAAACATCATGCAAACACT